CAGATAACGATGCATCTGCTTATAAACCAGCTCCTGGTGATGCAACCGGGAAAACTAAACCCTCGAAGTATACAAAATCATTTAAAGCAATGTTTGATGAAAATGATGCTGTTGATATGGCTAAAGCCAGAATCGATAGAGAGAAAACCCGAGATGATAGAAAGCACGATCGCATGTTAGATCGGGCAAGATTAAGAGACACATTTAAAAAGAATCGGACAACGAAAAGATGATTAAGTTTTCAACATATATTAATGAAGGGGCATTGGCTGATAAGGCTAAAAAATCCGGTATATCTGTTGGCACACTTCGAAAAGTTTATAATCGAGGTATGGCCGCATGGAAGACTGGTCACCGTCCTGGAACAACACCGCAGCAATGGGGTTATGCAAGAGTTAATGCATTCATAGTAAAAAAGAAAAAAGGTGGGTTGAACCACGATAAGGATCTAGCATGAAGAATTTTAAAACCCTCCGCGAAGGAAAAGCCCCAGTAACAGAAATGCATTGCAAAGATTGCGGTTGTGAACGAGGCAATATTAATCCAGATTGTGATTGTCCTAATGATGGAAGCGCTCCAATAACAGCAAGTCATTGGAAAGAGCAAGCAAATGAAAGCATTAATAAAATGAGGCTAATCAATATAATGAAAAAAGCCTCTCCTGCTGCAAAGAAAGCTTTAGATGCACCATCACGTGTTGATAATAAAGATGATAAAAAAGTTAATGAGCTAACTATTGCTGATGTAAACAAAGCCACTGAAAAAGCAAAGAAGCGCCAAGCAAAAGAAAGAGAAACTACTGGAAAGAGTAGTGTATCTAGTACAGATCTTGCGGCTCGGATGCCTCGTAAAGAAGACGTTCGGTCTGCCGATAAGAAAGCCGAAAAATATAGAAAGCCAGATGGTACAATGGGTACTCGAATGGTACCAATGGATAAAACTGTTATGACATCTGAGCTTAACAAATCAACTATGGGTTCATATGTAAAGAAAGCTACGGATCAACTTGAAAAGGGTAAAATAAAGAACCACAACAAAATAGGTAACAGAGCTGTTGGTATTGATACAGCTACTGATAAAATGCGTAAACGTAAACAATTACCAAAAGTTACTAACACTATTAAAGCAGGTAAAGACCAAGAGGTTGAAACTCAAACACAAGAATCAAACCTTAATGAGCTTTCGCCAAAAACAATGGGAAGATATGTTGGAGCAGCATCTACTTCTTTAAAAACTGCTGCACAGAAAAGCGGTTCTGGAAGCTATGCAACACAAGCAGCAAGGAAAGATCGATATAAAGATCTTAAGACTGCTACTAAAAGAAAACAAGGCATTGACATGGCTGCTAAGAAATTGAGTAAAGAGTCTGTGAACGAAGCAAGTAAAGAAGGCGCTATTAAAATTATCAAAAATAAAGATAATATGGCTCAAGTGCAACGTATGACTAAAGGAAAGTTTGTAAACCACGGTAAACCCTACAAGTCAGCAAAAGATGCAGAAAAGGTTAGAAGCAGTGGACAACATTCTATGCAGTTTTCACATACCGAAGGTGCTATGAAACGTATGGCTTCTGGCGATGGTATGGCTACATTCAAGAAGAAACCACCAGAGAAAGAAGAAGCATTCGACGCTAGAGCAATTATGAAAAAAGCAAAAGCGCAAGGCGCCAAACCCGATCAAACAAGCGGAATATTAAGGAGAAATAGTCCTGCACATAAAGCTGCTGTCAAAAAACACATTGCCAGAATGAAGAGCAATAGACCAGCAAGTAGACCAACAACAGAAGAAACAAAACTAAATGAACTTGCACCATTAGTTGCTCTAGGCGCAAGAATGGCTGCAAGTGCCGCTGTGAAAAAAGCAGTCTCCCCACCGCCTCCACCACCTCAGCAAAAAGAAGTGGCAATGGGTAGAGTAAAAAAGAAACCGTTAGCACCTATTCCTGCTTTAAAAAAAGCAAATATAAAACACACTCATAATCAATCATCGTTTAAAAAGAATAAAACAATGGTTGGAGTGTCAGATAAAGATTATAATAAAGCAAAAAAAATAGTAGGTAATATGCCTAATGTTATGCTCCATACAGAAATGTCTGATATGGAAAAAACACGTGCTATGGCAACAAGCGCTGGTCTTAAAACTAAAACAGCTGATCAAAAGAAAAGAGAACGCGACCAGCAAAAGAAGAATGCTGCTAATAGACCAAATCCTGAAATGTTAGGTGCCGGTAAAACCTTTGATGCAATACGTAATACTGCTAAAAAGGCTGGTAAAGCAGCAGTAGTAGGTGCAGTTGCTGGTGCAGCGGCTTCTAAAGTAGCAGGGTTCTAAAATGCAATCATTTAGAATATTCAGCGAAAAGAAAAGCGAAACCTGGGAACAGGGTTACGAGCGCAGGGTTGTAAAAACAACTGATCCGGAACATAAAGATGATGGATACAACTGGCGTATTAAAGGTAAAGAGCGAGATAATATTTCTATTAAATTATATAAAGAAAAACCATCAAAGAAAGAATTTGACAACCAGATGCGTAGAGTTGCTGGTCACGAGTTCGGGAGTCAATAATGGAATCGTTTAAAGAATATAAAGACCTCAATGCCATGACGCTAAGTAAAGCGATGGTAAGCAAGTCAGGTATTAATCCTGTAATTAAAAAAGACATGCCTAAGCTAAAAACTGATTTGGCTGCTTTACGTGCTCGCTTAGATGGAAAAAAACCAGATGAGAAAGTACAAAAAGAAGAGAAGGATTCCCGTCTTGCGAAAGCAGGTGTATCAGGGTTTAATAAAGCAAAGAAGACACCAGGCCATAAAACTAAGTCGCATATTGTTGTGGCTAAGCAAGGTGATAAGGTTAAAACTATTCGCTTTGGTCAGCAAGGTGTTAAGGGTGCAGGAAGTGCACCTAAATCAGATAAAGATAAAGCGCGTAAGAAAAGTTATTACGCACGTCATAACGCACAAGACTCCTCGCCGGATAAAATGTCTGCTCGTTACTGGTCACACAAAGTTAAGTGGTAAGGACATAAATATGCCTGATACCGCTCGCCTAAATAGAATTGAAGAGAAGATTGACAAAATGTCAGAAGCCATTATTCAAATGGCGCGCATGGAGGCAAAGATCGATAATTATGAAAAATACAGAGATGAATCATGGAAACGTATGAATCGTTTCTCAGAGAAACTCGATCAGATTGAAAAGAAAGTAGATGATAACCATAGAACAGTATCGACCATAAATCGATTGTTCTGGGTAGTATTAATAGCATCGGCCGGTGCTATCGCAACAAACTTATGGATGTAAGGAACACCAAATGAAAACCGAAGACATAAAAAATATGGCACTGGCTTGGGCGAAAGTACAAGAGGGTGCTGCAGAAGAAGCTGCTAAACCAGTAGAAGAAGGCAAAATACCGCCTGCACTTCAAGCCTATATGGACAAAAAGAATGGCAAGAAATCCGATGATAAAGAGGATGACGGCGAAAAGAAAAAAGGTAAAATGGATGCTGTTGGTAAAGAAGACGGCGACATTGATAACGATGGCGACAAAGATGATACAGATTCATATTTGGCAAATCGTCGGAAAGCTATCAAAAAGAATATGAAGAAAGAATCAGTTGAAGTTGATGAAGCTGCAACCGCAACTCAGAAACCAAACAACGGTCAAGCAATGGACCAAGGTCTTTCTCCAAATGCTAAAAAAGAAATGGCTAACAAAACACCAATGCCTGACATGGTTGATGCACCTTCTGTTAATAAGAAATCCTTTGATGCAATGCGTAACTCTGGAAAGACTGCTCCAAAGCGTAGCGCAGACAATGCTGCCGGTGATAAAGCAATTAAACCATCTGCTACTCCAGTTAAAATGGAAGTTAAAACTGAAGAGACAGAAGTCAAAGAGCTTTCAAAAAAAACTATGGGTTCATATATAAAGAGAGCTACAAGTGATAACGCTGTTAATAATATGGCAAAAGGTATGGCCATCACAACTAATGATAAAAAAATGGGTGACCAGGCGACAAAATTAGCTAGAAAAAGAAAAGCTGGAATTGCAACAGCGGCAGATAAACTATCAGCTAGCTACAAATACTAACTGGAAAGTTATTACTTGAATGGATAATGATTTACTAGAAGAAGATCTAGTAAAGTTTGCAGCGAAACATTACTACTCTCCAAAGGGTAGAATAGATCCTGAAGAATTTTATGATGATTTGAAACGGTTTAGATATATTAAGCGTTTGGTTAATCGATACCTGGAAACAGGAAATCTATCTGAACGCTTAATTCTTAATCACCTCATTGTTATATTTAATGTATTAGGAAATTATGCTGCTCTTAGAATTATGGGTATGAAGCTTGAAGACGAACACTGGAAGGTAATCAAACCTTTCTTAAAATACTTATCGTATATAAGGTCTGATCAATTGAAAGATGTTAAACCAGATCCAGAAGTTACAAAAAGATTAAAGAGGATATAATGGGAATTCTTAAAAGAGCAGGTGATCTACTTTATACGTTCAGATTTCTGACGCTATTAGTAACACCTTTTGATAAAACAAAAGCTTTTGAAGAAGGCATCATTGATGCAGACGGTAAGCGTATTAAGACATACAAAAAAGGTACTGAAGCGTATAAAGAATATTATACACCCTTCCACCGGCTGGTGTTTAATGTAAAACGACTTATGTCAAAGGTTCCTGGTGGCGGCAGTCGTCTTGCTTCATATGCAGCAGCACTTTATCTTATTAAAGAAAACTATTCAATTTCCGAAAAGAAACTATTAAAAGACTTACAAGAAGCAGGTATTGATTCAACTGATTTACTTGCCGAAGAAAACAATTGGTTTGTACATGAGAATAATGATTTAGCTAAAGGTTTGTATAAACTTAAATTTGAAAAAATTGCACATCCATTTGATATGCCGGTTATGCCTGGTGATAAAGTAAGAGTTGAAGAAGATATACAACCTTGCGGTGAAATGTTTGGTATCAATATATACGAAGCAAAACACGTAAGATCAAATACAAAAGTATATGTAACATCAATGGAACTCCTGAGGTGAGACTTTATTTTAATGGGTGCTCGCATACTGTAGGAGTATGTTCTGGCATGTATGATATAGAACAAACTTATCCTTCCAAACTATCACGCAAATTTAACGCTGCTTTTATTAATTCAGCTTCTCCTCGATCATCTAATGACAGAATACTTCGAACTACAGTAGAAGATATATGCTCTTTAGGTTATTCGCCAGACGTTGCAATTATTCAATGGAGTTATTACGATCGATTTGAAACTCCTTTAATGCTAAATGAATATGCTGAAAACGTTAAAGGCTGGAAAAATAATAGATTACGAGAACTTGAATGGAAACAGTATGGGCCGTGGATACAACTTTACCGTGGAGAAGAAAACGAAATATTCCACGAGTTTGTTGATAAGAACAAAACAAACGCAATTAACTCTTTCTTATCTAAAGTTATATTGCTCGACACATTTCTATTGTCTCACAATATAAGACCGGTACATATGTTCTTTCCTGCAACAAAGATAATGAAGAACAACCCGATCATTCAATCTTTGCTAGCACAGTGTGATACTGATAACTTTTTTAATAGTCCGTTTTTAGGCGTAGAAAGTTGTTTAGATGAAAACGAATTTGCCCGAGGTGAGGATAATCATTTCTTAGAAGAAGCACATACATTTTTAGCGGATTCTCTTGAAAACTTTATATTAAATAACATTCCTTTACAGTTTAATAAACAAAACAATATAAATAGAGAAGAGCGCATGTATGTGTATCCGGGATGAATAGGAGCTACTCAAATGATTAACGAAGGCCGGAATGATCCGTCAATATTCAAAGCAGTCTTCTTGGCTGGTGGACCTGGCTCCGGTAAATCATTTATCGTAGGTAAAACATCACTCATTCCACTTGGATTTAAACTTGTAAACTCTGATCCTTTTTTTGAACGTGGTTTAAAGAAGGCTGGATTAACAATGGATCCGAAAGCAATTTATTCACCAAAAGGACAAGAGGTACGCACTAAAGCGAAAGTTGCTACAAAGAAACAACTATCAGGCTATATTGATGGTCGTCTTGGTTTAGTTATCGATGGTACAGGCAAAGACTTCAAAAAGATTAAAGCGCAGGCAGATCAATTGCTGCGACTTGGATATGATGTTGCTATGATCTTTGTTAATACAAATGAAACTACTGCACTGAAAAGAAATCAAGACCGAGACCGCTCGCTTCCTGATAAGCAAGTATCAGCTATGTGGAAAGAAGTACAGAACAATTTAGGTATGTTCCAGGGGTATTTCCAGCCACAGTTTTTTGTTATAGATAATTCAGTAGGAAGTAATTACCAAAAACAATCTATGACTACATATAAAAGAATAATGACATGGGCAAAGAAACTACCAACAAATCAAAAAGTAAAAACATGGATGGCATCAACAGCACCAAGTGCTAAATTAAAAGAAGATGCACCAGCGGTAAATACTGGCTCTATTCCGAATCCTGCTGTTACTGCAATGGGACCGAGAAAGAAAAAGAAGAAAAATGGGTACGAAGCAATTCAAGTATCCGACCGAAGATATAAAGCTGGTAAGACTGTTTTATTGTCTCGGTTTAAAAGATATATGGCGGACAACTAATGGCTAAACTATATTTAATGTTCATCGTCCTGGGATTACTTGGCGGTGTGGGTTACGGCGCATATTCGTATTATATAACAACTCAGGCAACAATTGCTACATTAAGAACTAATAATGCAAAACTTGAAGTTGCACTTGAAACTGCTACAGAGAGCCTTGAAACTATGCAAGCAACTGTAGAGAAAACAAACAAACTAAATAAAGAACTCCAGAGTGATCTGCAAGCAGCGGAGGCTTATAGTGATGAACTACGATCTAAATTTTCAAGATTGAATCTGGTTCAAGAAGCACTCAGAGACAGTGAGATATTGGAAGGAAAGATGAATGGAGCAACAGCAAATCTATGGCGTGAAATCATGGGGGAAAGCGGTAGTAGTGATGGTGCTAGCCGGCCTCTTCCTGGGTGGCTGCAGTCTAAGGGGGACGCCGGAAGCGGAGATCAAAGTAGTAACGAAGATAGTTCCGACGACGATACCGACAGTAGCGCAGCCAAAACCGATACAGCTGAATGACACCCGCGTATGGGTAGTTACTGCTGAAAAGTTAGATCAGTTCATTGCTGACTTTAAAGAGCAGTATGGCGAGGTAGCATTCGTTGCTCTGTCTATGCGTGACTATGAAAACCTAGCATTAAATATAGGTGATCTGAAACGCTACATCAATCAACAAAAAGAAATCATAGTGTACTATGAAAAAGCTGTAACTGATGATAAAGTCACACCTGAAAAATAAACACCAAATACAGTAAAAAAAACTTCAATAATATCGAAATAAGCTGTTTACAAGGTTTCCGTTTTGATATATAATATTAATAATCAAAATACACAGAAGCCTACAGTTTAGCCTGAATAGCCTTATCCAGGTGGCACTGTTTTATACGCCGGAGAACCCATATGCTATTTGAAGAACAAATTTCACGCAAGCCAGACCTTTACCCTTGGACAAAGAATTTCATAGATACAATATGGAGCGGGTTTTGGACACCTGACGAGTTTAATTTTACTTCAGATTATAGCCAGTTTAAAACAGATATGACAGACCAAGAGCGCGAAGTTCTTGTACGTGCACTCTCTGCAATCGGTCAGATAGAAGTAGCTGTTAAAACATTTTGGGCAAACCTCGGTGATAACCTTCCGCACCCATCTTTACGTGATCTTGGCTATGCTATGGGTAATTCAGAAGTTATTCACAATATGGCATATGAAAAGCTATTAGATGTATTAGGTCTTACAGATATTTTTGAACGTAATCTTGAAAATCCTATTATTGCCGGTCGTGTTGATTATCTGCGTAAGTACAGTAAGAAAGCATTCAAAGATGAGCGTAAGCAATACATCTATGCTATAACTCTATTTACGTTGTTTGTAGAAAACGTATCATTGTTTAGTCAGTTCTATATTATTTTGCATATGAATAAGAACAAAGCTATTCTGAAAGACACTGCACAGCAAGTTAAATATACACGTAATGAAGAAATGTTGCATGCACAGTGCGGCATTAAAATCATTAATACAATGCGCGAAGAATACCCTGAACTATTTGATGCAGAGTTAGAAGAACGCATTGCAGAAGAAATAGAAATGGCAATCGGTTATGAGTCTAATGTTATTCGTTGGATCATGGGTGATTATGAAGAGCTCGGACTATCAAGCGATATTCTTATTGAATTCATTAAGAAGCGTATGGTAGATAGCCTGCAGCAGATTGGTTTTAGTCATAGTATTACGTATGATGCTGAAACAATTAAATTAACTAAGTGGTTCGATGAAGGACTTTATGGCGCTAACATGGTAGATTTCTTCCATGGCAGACCTGTTGATTATGCTCGAGGTCAGGGTGTATCAGCAGACGATTTATTTTAAGGAGTTTATATTATGGCATTTGATTGGCTCAATGAAGATTCACGCACATTTTTGTCTCGTGGTTATCTTGAAGAAGGCGTATCCGCAGAGGAACGCATAGAAGAAATAGCAGAAGCAGCAGAGAAAATTCTCAATAAACCTGGCTTCGCACGTAAATTCGAAAAGTATATGCTTGCAGGTTATTATAGCCTGTCTTCACCGGTATGGTCAAACTTTGGAGCAGACCGAGGTTTACCTATTTCCTGTAATGGTGTGAAGGTAGAAGACTCAATTGAAGAGATTCTACAAAAAATGTCAGAGGTTGGTGTACAGACTAAAATGGGCGCTGGTACATCTGGTTACTTTGGAGATCTACGACCACGAGGAAGTAAAATTAAAGGCGGAGGAAAAGCCGATGGCCCTGTTCATTATATGCGTTTGTTCGATACTAGCACCGATGTTATTTCTCAAGGCTCCGTACGACGTGGTGCTTTCGCTGCTTATCTTAACATCGATCATCCTGACATTAGCGAGTTTCTTGACATAAGAGAACCAGGTGCACCAATACAAAACATATCAATTGGTGTAACAATACCTGATGAATGGATGAAAGACATGATTACCGGTGACGGCGATAAACGTATTATATGGGCGAAGGTACTACGCAAACGTAAAGAGACTGGTTATCCATACCTGTTCTTCTCTGATACAGTAAACAATAATAAACCTCAAGCATTAAAAGATCATAACTTTCCAATACATGCATCTAATCTGTGCTCAGAGATTGCATTACCATCGAGTAAAGACTGGACGTTTGTTTGTAACCTATCATCTATGAATCTTGTTACATGGGATGAATGGAAAGAAACAGATGCAGTAGAAACTATGACATACTTCCTTGACGCTGTTATGGAAGAATATATTAAGAAGACCAAAGGTGTACGGTTTATGGAAACTGCACATAACTTTGCAAAGCACTGGCGTGCACTTGGCATCGGCCAACTTGGCTGGCATTCATTATTACATTCAAAAATGACGCCATTCGAGTCGTTTGAGGCTCTTGAATTGGGTGAAGAAATTAGTCAATTTATCGACGAGCGATCACTCGCAGCCTCTGAAGAAATGGCGGAAATCTATGGAACTCCTGAAGGCCTTAACGGTTATAACTGTCGCAATCTCACTCGCTGTGCTATTGCACCCACTACTTCATCATCGTTCATACTTGGTCAAGTCAGCCCAAGCATCGAACCACTTGCCTCCAACTATTTCGTTAAAGATTTAGCTAAAGGTGTATTTACATATAGGAACCCGTGGCTTGTAGAAGTATTAGATTCACATGATAAAAATGATGATGAAACATGGGAATCAATTCTTATTCATAAAGGTTCAGTACAACATCTTGATTTCTTAACTGAAAATGAAAAGAATGTATTCAAAACCTTCTCTGAAATCTCACCATTAAATGTTGTTCAGCAAGCAGCTGCACGGCAGGCATATATAGATCAAAGCCAGAGTTTGAATCTTATGATTCCACACGATGCTCCGGTCAAAGATATTAATGCTCTGATTATTGAAGGGTGGAGGCTAGGAGTAAAAACATTTTATTATCAACGTTCATCCAATCCAGCACAGGAGTTAGTTCGCGATATTATGACTTGCGTATCCTGCGAGGCATAAGTATTTGAGACATTCAGAGTACGAGTTTAATTGTGATCATTGTAGTGCACACATATATATTACAGTAGTTGATGAACAAGATGAACCAGAGTATTGCCCAATGTGTGGAGAAGTAGGCAATCCTATTTTTATTGATGCAGAATTGGATAGTGATGACGTTTAAAATATTAGAAAACTTCCCAGATAAACTATTAAAAGATATACAAAAACAATGGTACGGATTCCCACAACATCCATCAGGTGATGCTTATCACAAGCGTTATGCTGCTGATGAATACCAAGATTATATCTTTATAAACAAACCTCACCCATTATATGACATATTGTTTGAATACTTTAATTGTGATATGTATTTAACCTATTTGCGTAATAGACCTCGTTCTGGTAATGGTCCAGTTCATACTGATTCAAAACGAGAAGCATGTATTAATATTCCTATTGAAGTAGATTTATTGAATAGCAGTTTTTATATGGCAAGAATGCATTATAAAGAACCAACCGTACGAAAGCCAAATAAAGATGAACCGGTTAACGAAGGTGCATTGCGGTTTGAATGGGAACCAGAAAAATACCTCTTTTATAATTTAAGAAAACCAATCTTATTTTCAACAAAGCAGGCACATGGTGCTTATAACTATTCTGATAATGAAAGAGTATTGTTAAGTGTTACATTTAAAAATGAAGTACGCGACTTTCAATCTGTAATGAATATAATACCGAAAGACTGGTTTTAATGTGGTATTATCAGAATGAACTTTTCAATGCTGAACTCATATCAGAATACCAAGGTTTTGTGTACGTCATTACAGATCTTACCCATAGTAAAAAGTACGTCGGCAAAAAAGGATTCTGGTCAAAGAAAACATTACCGCCGCTTAAAGGCAAAACCCGCAAAAGAAGAAGCATTGTTGAATCCAACTGGCAAGTGTATTACGGCTCATCTGAAACAGTACAACAGCTACTCGAAGAACATGGACCACCCGGCTTTGATCGTAAGATATTACACCTCTGTAAAACAAAGGGTGAAATGTCATACCTTGAAGCAAAAGAACAATTTGATAGACGTGTGCTGTTAGACGATTCATATTACAATGGTATTATCAATTGTAAAATACACAGAACACATGTAAAGAATTTAAAATAAAAGAGTTTACAAACGATTGAAAACGTGTTATAATTGATTTAACATAAGGAGTTATTATGATAATAGTTGATTATAGCGGTATTGCTATTGCACCTGTAGCAATGGGTAAAGTGAATGCGGCAGATGAAAATCTATTGCGGCATTTAATCTTAAACTCATTACGCATGTATAAACAAAAGTTTAAAAGCTATGGCGAGATGGTCGTTGTAGCAGACGCGGGTGGTAACTGGCGTAAAGACGTTTATCCTGAATATAAGGGTAAGCGTAAGAAAACGCGTGATGAATCAAAAGTTGATTGGGATGCAGCGTTTAAAACAATTAATCTTGTACTCGAAGAAATCAAAGAAAACCTACCTTGGAAAGTTATTCATCAGTGGGGTTGTGAAGCTGATGATTCGATTGCAGAGATTGTTAAGTGGACACAAGACTTTGGCAACTATGAAGATGTTATGATCGTATCAAGTGATCATGATTTCATTCAGTTACAAAAGTATAAAAACGTTTCACAGTTTTCACCTACAACAAAAAAGCCTGTAAAAGATGATAATCCTTATTTATTTCAAGCTGATCATATCTTACGTGGTTGTACTGGTGATGGCGTACCTAATGTGCTATCAGATGATGATACTTTTATTACTGATGGTAAACGTCAGAATGTGCTTTCAAAGAAGAAAAAAGAAACACTTATGGCTAATCCTAAAGCATTAGGTGAACAGGTTTATCGTAACTATTTACGCAATAAAAAGATGATTATTTTGACAGAAGAGTCAGAATGTCCTGATGTTGTGAAGAAAGATATTATAAATAAATTTGAAGAACAAGATCCCTGGTCAAAACGAGGTAAGGTTTTTCCTTATCTTGTGAGTAAACAATGTAGGCTCTTGCTTGATGTGGTAGAGGAATTTTTATAGATGGTTAAACAAGTACATGAAGTTTTTGCTTTATTTGAAGAAGCAAAGACACGAGAAGAAAAAATTCAAGTTCTCAAGAACAATGAAACTTGGGCACTCAAAGATATAATCAAAGGTTCGATGGATGATAAGATCCAATGGCTATTGCCAAAAGGAGAGGTTCCATACACGAAATGTGAAGAATGGAATCATCCAACAACCTTACTTAAAAAAAATAAAGATTTCAAATACGTTGTTAAAGGTGGGCCTGGCATGTCTATGCCTACCTATAAACGTGAAAAAATATTCTTAGGGATTCTAGAGTCAATACATCCCTCTGATGCGGATCTGGTTTGTAAAATGATTAATAAGGAAAAGCCAGTGAAGGGCATAACAGCGAAACTAGTAGAGGAGGCATTCCCCGGACTATTATGATTAACCAACCCCCCGAACTTAACCAAACAATTAAAAACTTTAAGGTGCACGTTTTTTAGCGATGCACCTTTTTCTTTAGGAGAGAGAACTATATGGTTTCAGTTACTATCGAACGGCTAAAAAAAGATTCAAGACAATTGGGCTGGTTTGCCGACAGGTATAGGAAACAAGGAAAAACAGATCGTCTAAGAAAGGTATTAATAAAGAAACAGTATTTAGACGATAACATCACTGAAATCGAAGAGACATTAGGAAAGGTAGCATAAATGGTGGGGGTGAAAGCCCCCATCTTTTTTTTAATAAAATGCATTTTAGGGGTTTACAAATGCAAAGAATCGGTGTATAATAAAGAATAAGTTATTTGATGAGGGGGTAATATACCCATGAATATATTTGTTCTTGATACTGATCCAGTAGAAGCAGCACAGCTCCAATGTGATAAACACGTTGTAAAGATGGTACTTGAGTCTGCACAAATGCTATCAACTGCACATCGTCTAATCGATGGCACTATGTATAAAGCACCATCTAAATCAGGCAAGACTATGGTTAAACACTGGAAGCATAACGATCCAGGTATGGAAAAGCTTTTATATAAAGCTGTACATATGGGTCATCCTTGTACGCTATGGTCTATGGAATCAGATGCTAACTACAATTGGCATTACAAACACTTCATTGCATTATGTGAAGAATACACGTATCGCTATGGTAAAACACATCTTAC